GCATACTAAGTCTTTTGTTACAAATTCTATGCTTGATAATGTTATTGAAAACATTGGACAAGAAGTTGCTGAGATGATGATAAGAACTGGAATGCAAAAAGGTTTGAGTTGATAAATTTCAACTATAAACCTGATGGTCAAACTCTTAAAGACTTTATGAAAGATGATAATTTTTTTCGTGGCATACGAGGTCCAGTTGGCTCTGGTAAATCTGTTGGTTGTTGTGTGGAAGTATTTAGAAGAGCATTAGAACAGAAACCAAATAAAGATAAGATCCGTAGATCTCGATGGGCTGTTATAAGAAACACAAACCCACAACTCCGAACAACAACTATAAAGACTTGGCTTGATTGGTTTCCTGAAGATGATTGGGGTAACTTCCATTGGAGTGTGCCTTATACTCACCACATAAAAAAAGGTGATTTAGACATTGAAGTTATATTCTTAGCACTTGATAGACCTGAAGATGTAAAGAAACTATTATCTCTTGAACTTACTGGTATATGGGTAAACGAAGCAAGAGAGATTCCTAAAAGTATTATTGATGCGTGTACCATGCGTGTTGGTAGATTTCCAAGTATGCGAGATGGTGGACCAACTTGGTCTGGTGTTATCTGTGATACTAACGCACCAGAAGAAGATCATTGGTGGGCAATAATGGCTGGAGAAGTTCCTATACCAGATCACATTCCAAGAGAACAAGCGACTATGTTAGTGAAACCTGATAACTGGTCTTTCTTTACACAACCAGCGGCAATGCAAGAAAAGCTTGATGATAAGGGTGAAGTATCTGGTTATGAGATGAATAAGAAAGCAGAAAATGCAAGTAACATTCTTGATACATACTATCCAAACCTTATACGAGGAAAGACAAAGAGTTGGATAGATGTTTATGTAATGAATAGATTGGGAATGATTCAGGAAGGAAAGCCAGTATATCCTGAGTTTGTTGGTGAAACACATATTGCTCAAGAAGAAATACCTATTGCTATGGGTGTGCCTTTGTATATTGGTATTGACTTTGGACTTACACCTTCTGCTGTATTTGCCCAGAAAGTTCGAGGTCGATGGTTGGTTCAATCAGAGATTGTAGCAGTTGATATGGGTATTGTGAGATTTGCAGAACTATTGCGACAAGAGATAAGTTCTCGATTTAATGGTCTTGATGTGTATATTTATGGAGATCCCGCTGGTGATTTTAGAGCTCAGACAGATGAAACAACACCATTTGGAATATTACGAGGTGCTGGATTAAAAGCTGTACCAGCTCCTAGTAACAGTATAGACCTTAGACTTGAATCTGTTTCTGCACAACTAACTAAAATGGCAGATGGCAAGCCAGCATTTCTTATTGATAGAAGATGTCCACAACTTATTAAAGGTTTTCAAGGCGGCTACTGTTATAGACGTATGCAAGTATCTGGAGAACGATATGATGATAAACCTGATAAAAATATGTACTCTCATATACATGATGCTCTTCAATATTTGATGTTAGGAGCTGGTGAGGGAAGAACTTTAATTGCTGGTCAAAAGCCAGTAAAAGCTTTCAATGCAAGAAAAGGCTTTGATATTTTTGCAAGATCGCCTAATAATAGGAACAAGACCAGTTTTTGGAACAGATTGTAGGAGAATAATATGTGTTTTGGTGGTGGAAGTTCTCGACCTGAACCAGTAAGCCCAACAGTTACTGAAGAACAGAAAGAACAAAAAAAAGAAGAAACTCAAAAAAAAGTAGAACGTAGACAAGAAGCTCTTGAAAAAGAGGTTACTTCAGATACACCAATTAAAACACAACTTACTTATGAGATGGGTGCAAAGGCTGGAACGCCAGTTACTCGAGGTAGAAGAGGAAGAAGAGCTTTATATACAAGTGGTCGAGGTGGTATAGGATATCGCAATCCACTTATGTTTGGATAATAGAATATGGTACATTCTTATAATCCGATTGATATTAAAGATAATGATAAGCTTTTATCTGCTTACATGAAGAAGTATGAGAAAGCCAAATCAATACGACAACGATGGGAACCTTTATTTAATGAATGTTACGAGTATGCTTTACCTATGCGTGAAACTTTCTACTCTTCCGCAAAAGGTGAAAGAAGAGATGAGAGAATATTTGATGAAACGGCTGTTGTTGGAGTCCAAGAATTTGCGTCAAGGTTACAATCAGGATTAGTTCCAAACTTTGCAAGATGGGCCGATTTTACTGCTGGAAGTGAAGTGCCAAAAGAAAGTAGAGAATCTATTAATAATGATCTTGATGAAGTTACAGATTATGTTTTTGAAGTAATACAGAATTCAAACTTTGCTCAAGAAGTTCATGAATCATTTATGGATCTTGCTGTAGGCACTGGTGTACTTCATGTTGCTGAAGGAGATGCTATTAATCCAGTTAAGTTTACTGCACTTCCTTTACCTCATGTTGTTCTTGATGTTGGACCAGATGATATGGTCGATCATGTATTTAGAGAAAGAGATATGCCTTTTGGTCATATTCCAATCGTATATAGAGATATGGAACAAATGCCAAAGCTTGTAAATGCAATCAAAACAAATCCTGATGCAGAAGCAAAGGTTCTTGAAGTTGTGTGTAAAGATTATTCAAAGATTAATGAAGATGCATTTTTATGTTTTGTTTTCGAAACAACAACTAAGTGTGTAATTAAAAAAGAACAATTCAAGGGAACTGGTAGTAATCCATTTATATGTTTTCGCTGGAGCAAAGATCCCGGCGCTGTCTATGGTCGAGGTCCACTTGTTAATGCATTGAGTGCTATTAAAACTACTAATCTCACAATAGAACTTGTTTTAGAAAATGCACAAATGGCAATCTCTGGTGTGTATCAGATGGATGATGATGGTGTGATTAATCCTGATACAATAAACTTAGTGCCTGGAACTGTTATACCTAAAGCACCAAACTCTGCTGGATTGCAACCAGTACAAGCGGCTGGATCTTTTGATGTAGCTAATCTTATTTTGTCTGATATGCGATTGAATATTAAAAGAGCATTGTATAATGATATGCTTGGTAATCCTGACAGAACACCAGCAACAGCTACAGAAATCGCAGAAAGAATGGCTGATCTTAGTCGTCGTATTGGATCTGCTTTTGGAAGATTGCAAGCTGAACTTGTACAGCCAGTATTACAAAGAGTTGTTCATATTTTAAAGAAACAAAACAGAATAAAAATACCAACAATAAATGGAAGACAGGTAAAAGTACGATCCGTTTCACCCCTATCACAAGCACAAGCTAATGCTGATATTAGTAGTGTGGCAAGATTTCTTGAACTGACACAAGCTCGTTTTGGTCAAGAACTTACAAACATTCTCATTAACTCAGAAGAAACAGCAACCTATTTAGCTAAGAAGTTTGGTGTTCCTGATAATCTTGTAAGAGATTTAGAGGAAAGAAAAGAGATAATTAGAATGGCTCAACAGATGCAACAACAAATGCAGATGCAACAACAAGGACAGATGCCAAATGAACAAACTAACTAACAATCCACAAGTAACTGGATTAGATGGATTTCCAAGAAATAAAAATTTAGAAGAAGAAGTATCTTTGAATTTTACACATTTATTTTCTCAACCAACTGGTCAAGCTATCTTACAGTATTTAAGAAGTATAACCATTGAAGCTGTGCATGGATCAGCAGTTACAAATGATGTATTACGTCATGCAGAGGGTCAAAGGTATATTGTTGGGTTGATTGAAAGACGTATTCAACATGGTCATAAAGTAAAGAAAGGTTCATAATGGAAGATCAAGTACAAGAAGATGTTTCACGTGAAACAGTAAGTGAAGAACAACCAGTAAACTCTATGGGAGAAAGACCTGAGTGGTTGCCTGAAAAGTTTAAAAGTCCTGAAGATTTTGCAAACTCATATCATAATCTTGAATCAAAGATAGGACAGAGTAGAGATACTATTAGAGATGAAGTATTAGCTGAGATAGAAAGTGAAGCTTATGCTGATAGACCTGAAAGTGCTGGTGATTATTTATTACCTGAATCACTTGATCCAGAACTAGCACAAGATAATCCTATGCTCGATTGGTGGGCTGAGCATTGTTATCACTCTGGAATGGGTCAGGACGAATTTGAAAAAGGCATTGAGATGTTTGGTGAACAAGTAGGTGCTGGCTATGATGCAGATGCAGAGATTGCTGATCTTGGAGATCACGCAGAAGAAAGAATAGAAGCTGTAGGATTGTTTGTAGATCAGATTGTACCGCAAGAGAATCCATTGAGAGAAACAATAGATGACTTTTGTTCTACATCAGAAGGTATACAAGTTGTTGAATTGCTCATGTCACAGATGCAACAAACACCTTTCTTAGATGGGACACAACCAGTACAAGTTATGAACGAAGCAAAACTAAAAGAAATGATGCAAGATCCTCGATATTATGGTCATAATAAAGATATGGATTTTGTAAGAAGAGTAGATGAAGGATTTAGAAAGATCTATGGCTAAGAAAAAAGTTAAGAAACCGATAAAGTATTGACCTATATTAAAAGAGGTAACCTTGAGTTTCGACCATGTGTTATTTCTGATGTTGATATTATTGTCGATAATATGCGCCTTCCTGATATCAGAGAGTGTGCATTGGTTGGGGTAACACCCCAGATAGCTCTCAATGTTCCTTTTGTAGAAGAAGGATCAAAAGGATTTACAATTACACACCATGAAAAACCAGTAGCAATGTGTGGTGTAACACCACTAGATGACTATAACTATCGTGGTAAAATATGGTTTCTAGGAACTGATGATATAGATAGTATTGCTAAATCTTTTTATAAATATAGTAAATTAATCCTTAGATTTTTATCTTCTGACTATGATTATGTTGAAAACTATGTGCCAATAGATCATGAAAAAACTATTAAATGGCTACA